ATTACTTAAAATTGTTAATTGTGCCTCTAAACAAGCCTTAGCCTCAAATACACCACCATCAGCAACAACTCTAGCCTTAAAGTCATTTACTTGCTTTTGTACAGGTGTTACTCCTCCCTTGTTACTTGAAGGCAATGACATTCCAAGTGCTAACTTCATTATATTACTTGGTCATAGTAACCTATAGCTAATCCACTCGTCAGAGTTATCAAATTTACATTTAAGAATAATGTCGTACCTGCCGCTATAGTCGTGTGAAGATTAAGTGCTGAACTTCCTGTTCCTGTTTGTATATTAGATGCACCTATTTCTGCAATAACGCTTTCTGTTACAAAGTAAACTGCATAATAATCTTTGTCAATCATTGCTGTTGTAGTAAAGACATCACATCTATTCTTTCCTAATTGCTCTGTTAAGAGTTGTTGTACATTTTCTATTGCCATAATTCTGTTGGTTATTTTAATTTATTGTCCGTAATATATATAGTTAGTTCCTGAAGGTTCAGGATGTTGTGTGTATTGTACTTGTTCTGTTCCGTCTTTTTCTGCTAAATAAAGCTTACCCTTTGTTACTAAGCCTTGAACTACTCCAACTGTAGGAGAAGGTTCTAAAACTTCAGTTTCTGTTTGTGGTGCTGTTTCAACGCTAAGAGATACTGTTCCCTCCCAACTTACTTCGTAGACTTCATACTTCCAATATCCCGCAGGTAATAAATTAACTTCTCCTGCAAACATAGCTACAGGAGGATAACCCCAAGTAAAAGACATTTCAGTAAATCTATTGTTAATCACTTCAATAGGATAAACGTAGTCTATACTTCCATCCATATCATTAATAAGCTTTACTAAGTGTCTTATCTGAGTTTTAGCTACAGATGTATTGATACGATTATCTTCTGTAGATAAGTATGCTTTGAAGTCTGATTCTGTGTATGCTTGTATCATATCTACTATATAATAGAAAAAGTCTGTTTCTGTTTGGATTAATAAAAGAAAAGGGTAGCAATTAAGCCACCCTTATCTAAGAAATATATAAAAGAATACTAATTAAGATGTAACGATAGTTCCCATTGTGAACGCTGTATTGTCAAAAGGGTCTGTAGTATAGTCTGCAACCATTGGGAAAGGTAAAGCTTCCATTCCGTCAAAAGTAAGAGTGTAACCTCCTCTATCTCCCCAAGCTGCACCTGAGTCCATAGTACCTGCGTTAAGTTCTAATCCATTAGAAACCCCTAAACCAACTATTACGTCGTGGCCGTTAGTTAATGTAGCATTTAATTGAGCAAATGCAACTACTTTAGTAGCTCCTAAAAGTTTGATTTGATTTTGGTCTTCTTTTGTAAGTCTGTTAAGAATTACATTTAATGTAGGTGTATAGTAAATTGTTCCATTTTCACGAGAACCAACTATAGTATCTGAAAGACTAGCTACACCTAATGGCATAGTGTATCTGTAAAGTACGTTAGAACCCATTTCAATATCTGTAATTTCTCCTGCTGATTGAACTATTCCTACTGTTTGTATTGGTGCGTCAAATTGGTCGTATACTCCGAAATAAACATACTTTATTCCCCCGCTGATTCTATTACAGTCGAGTCCCCTACCTTTTGATAAAATTCCACAAGCCATTTTTTTTGTTTTTTTAGGTTAAGGGAGGAGAGGATTTACCCCCTCCTTCCGTATTATTTATTTATTAAGACTGTCTTACGATATCAGCTCCTGTACCTGTTTGTACACCTGCTGAGTAACGAGCAACCATTCTCATATTGTCTGAACCATCTAAAGCAGCCATATCCATCAAAGTAATTCTAGTAGCATCAGAAAGTAAGTCAGTTCCAAAGAACAAGTTAGATTTTTGAGCTATTACAATTTCGTTTGTAGTCATTCCGTTACAAACGGCAATCTTGTACCCTTCAAACATTGGTACGTAATCTCCATTCATATTGTAAGCGTTTACATAACCTAAAGTAGATACTGCACTAATGTAGTATTGGTAAGTTCTTTGGTTCATATAGATATGTAAGTCTTCTTTCCCTAATACAGCAACAGGAATAGCAGCTACAGCAGCTTGTAAGTTAGCAATGATGTTATCAGCTGTGTAAGCAGCAGTAGCAGCATCTTGTACAACAGTAGCATCAACTCCCGGTAATAATAAACCTGTAGCAGCTCCGTTGAATCCGTTAAATTTACCTGCAACAGCTGTTCCATCCCATACAGAACTTTCAGTTGCGTCAGCAATAATATCTCCAACATAAGAAATGATGTAGTCTTCAAAAGATGCAGGTGGTGGTGCTCCTGCTCCTGCTCTCATTTGTAAAGCTTCCCAAGAGTCAAGTAAGTCTGCCTTACAAAGCTCATAGTTTACTTGTAATCTTTTTGGCTCTAATACTTTTTCAGTAAGAGCTAAAGTACCTGCTGATGT